TCCCCCCCCCCCACAGGGGGTGAGGGGGAAACACGCGCGGTTTTTTACACACACAAAAATGGGAAAAAAACCCACGCTTTTCCTTTTGGTAAAACCCGCGAAACAAAGCGGTTTTATACAATCCGGCCTTCTCGCAGGCCTAATCAGCGGGACGGCAGGTCATGGCAACGACCTAAAAAGCCTAGCCGGGAAAGGGGCATTATGAAAAAAGAAGAACTATTAGAGATCGGATTAACAGAAGAGCAGGCGAACAAAATTTTTGCTCTGAACGGACAGGATGTGGAGCGCGAAAAGGCCAAAACCACCGCCGCCAAAGCCGAACTTGCGGACGCACAGGGAAAACTTGCCGCCGCCGGAACGGAGCTGGACGCGCTGAAAAAGTCCAACGGCGACGCCGCCGCCATCCAACAGCAGCTCGCCGAACTGCAAGCCAAATACGACCAGGACACCAGCGGCCTGCGCGTCCAGTTGGCGGAACGGGACTATTCCGACGCCATCGGAAGGGCCATTGCTGGTAAGGGTTTGAAATTCAGTTCCAAGAGTGCGGAGCGGGCGTTTGCCGCCGCGCTGAAGGAGCGGAAACTGGAGCTGAAGGACGGCGAGCTCGCCGGTCTGGACGATTTCATCAAGGCCCAGCGGGAAGCCGACCCGGACGCTTTCGCCCCGGACAAGGCCCCGCCCCGGTTCCTTACCGGCTCCGGCGGCGGCGGGGGGCATGGCGCGCCGCCGGAAAACGTGCCGGAGAATGTGCGCCTGGCAAAGGAGCTGGGCGCGGCCCGCGCAGCCAATTCCGTGGCTGCCAGCGATGTACTGAAAAATTATCTTTAAAGGAGTAAATCCATGAAATTCAAAATGACAGAAGTGGGGGGGACGGCGGAAATCCTGGCGGCAGATGACTTTGACGCCATTCCGTTTACCGTAACTGAGACCGAACCCGTCAAGGCGGGTACGCCTATGACCGTCCAGGGGAAAAAAGCCGCGTCCGCCACAGCAAACGGCATCCTGCTCTATGACGTGGACCCGGCGGATAACCCCAACGCCGCCCTGGTGGTCCGGGGCACTATCGACCAGAAGAAGGCGGAGACCCACGCTGGTGTGACCTATGACGCCGCCGCGCTGAAGACGGCGGTCCCTGGCATCATCCTCCGCGACAACACCGGCGTTACCGCCGCCGATACGAAGTAAGGAGGACTACATGGACATCAGAGCGTTTTTTACCCCAGACGCCATCGCGGCCCAATGGAACGAAGCGGCGTCCAACAGCATCCCTTACCTGGGCGCCGGGCTGTTCCCCGCCAGGAAGAAAGCAGGGCTTGATCTTAGCTGGCTCAAGGGTTCCAAGGGCCTGCCCGTGTCCCTGAAGCCCTCCGCCTTTGACGCGAAGGCCACCTTCCGGGACCGCATCGGCTTCAGCAAGGTCGAGACCGAAATGCCCTTCTTCCGCGAGGGGTTCAAGATTAAGGAAAAAGACCGGCAGGAATTGCTGCGCGTCCAGGATTCCAATGACCCCTACGCCCAGGCCATTATCGAGCGGGTGTTTGACGACGCCAACAACCTGATCGCAGGCGCAAACGTGGTCCCGGAACGGATGATCATGCAACTGCTGTTTCCGGAGAACGGAAACGCGGGCATTGCCATCCAGGCAAACGGCGTATCTTACGTTTACCACTACGATTCCAACGGTGCGTGGAAGGCCGGCAACTACATCGAGCTGTCCGGCGCTGACCTGTGGAGCGCATCCGCCACGGCTGACCCCTTCGCCGTGTTCAAGACGGCAAAGGACAAAATCCGGAGCAAGACCGGCTCTGACCTGACGGTTGCTATTATGAATACCTACACTTTCAACCTTATGTCGGCGGCGGAAGCGGTGAAGCGGCGGTATCTGACCACCAGCGGCCTGACACTGAGCTACCTGACCAATGATGAGGTCAAGAACGTGGTCAGCGGCACCTCCCGTCTTCAAATCGCTGTTTATGACAAGCAGTTCAAGGATGAGGACGGCGTGGCCCACCCCTTCGTGCCGGACGGCTATGTGGCGCTGATCCCCTCCGGCGCTCTTGGCAATACCTGGTATGGCACCACCCCGGAGGAAGCGGACTTAATTGCCAGCCCCACCGCAGAGGTGGAGATTGTCAACACCGGTGTTGCCATCACCCGCATTATCGAGGAGCACCCCGTTAATACCAATATCTTTGCATCTGAAATCGTCTTGCCGTCCTTTGAGCGTATGGACGAGGTAGCGGTGATTAAGGTAGTTGGGGCCGCCGCCCGCGCCGCCCAGGATGAGGAACCCTCCGCCCAGAAAGCCCGCGCGGCAAAGTAAGAAAAAGAGGAGCGCCGGATGTACGCCGACTATGATTTTTACTTGAACACATACCTGGGCGGCTCCATTTCCGTGGAGGACTTCCCGAGACTGTCTGAGCGTGGCTCAGACTACGTCAGGGCGGCGACGGAGGGTGTCTCCGACACAGTGGACGGCTGGCGGCTGGACGCCGTAAAAAAGGCTTCCTGCGCCGTTGCGGAGACGCTGCTGGATGAATCCGTCATGACCGCCGCAGCCTTCAGCGGAGAGCAGGCCGTTTCCAGCGAAGCCGTAGGGGGATGGTCCCGGAGCTTCCGCAGCCCCTCCCTCTCCGCTGCGGAGACGGCCTTCCTCGAAGGCCGTAAGCGGGACGCCCTGCGGCTGTACTTAGGAAATATCCCGGCCTTCGCGCCGGTGTTCAGAGTGAGGAGTTATTCTTGTATACACACAGAAAATGGAGGTAGAAGAAGATGAGCGTCCCACGCAGAATGCACGTCCCACGCCGCATGAACACACCCAGCAGGGCCGGGAGCATGTTCCCACATACGGTGACGGTGTATAACATCGAGGTCGAAACAGACCCCAATACCATGAAATCTGTTGTGACAAACCACATCACAATTCTGCGCGGCGTCCTTGTCAATGCTTCAAAGGGCGTCAACGTCCGGGCCAGCGGCCTGGAGAGCGCGGACGCGGTGACCATGTATGTCCCGTTTTCAGTGGAAGCGGTGGATGGCGTGACCGGAAAGGAAAAATCCTACCTCCCGTCTATCGACTTCTGGCGTTCGGAGAAAAAGGGAGATCACTGGACATTCACAATCAGCGAAAAAGGGCTGGTGGGGCATGGGTACACCTTCTTTGTGAAGGGGGAAGCCCTCCCGCCGGAGGGGACGAAGCCAAATTTGGTCGCGGATGTTGTCGAGGGCAATTTCCCCGATGTGTACCACATTACCAAAATCGACACATTGGACTTTGGCAGCCCGGACATGCAGCACTGGGAAGTCGGAGGGGTGTGAGATGGCTGGATTTCAATTCAAAGTGGACGCGAAGGCGTTTGCAAGGGATCTGGAGAAGATCGACAAAAGGATGCGGTTTGCTGGAGAGGGCGCGGAGAATACCCTTGCAGTCAAAATGGCAAAGGATACAGACCAATACACACCTTCGTCTGGGGCACCGGCAGGGATGCACAATAGGGTGATCGTACACGAAGACACTATCATCTACCCTGGTCCATATGCAAGGTTCTTATACTACGGGAAACTGATGATCGACCCCAAGACAGGAAGTTCATGGGCACGCAAAGGCGCGTCAAAAGTGATTGACCCCAAAGGACGCGACCTTAGTATCAGCCCAGCAAACCACGGAAAGGCCCAATCCCACTGGTTCGAAGCATCCAAAGCCCAGAACCTGGACAAGTGGCGGCGCGTAGCGGGGAGGGCAGTACAGCGTGAGTTCAGAAGATAAGTGCATTTCGTTCGTATCCGCCAGGGAAGAGGGCAGCATATCCCGCAGCCTGATTATTTGGCTGAACGGCTGGCTGAACGAAAATCCGGATGTTCCCCTCTCTATCCAGATGATCGACTATGAATTCATGCCTGCGGACAAGCCATGTATGGCGCTTTCCCTGGTGCAGAGCACGTACATCGTTGAGGAATTCATTGACGGCTCTTACATCGCGGAGTACCAATTTAAAATCATATACCGGACGAATCCCAACAGCCCCGACGCCCGCCTGAGCGCGGATGAGCTGCTGGACAACCTGGGCCAATGGGCCAGCGGGCAGAAGCCGTATATCGGGGGGGGCCTGGAGGTCCGGGAATTTGAACAGGCCACGCAAGCCGCATTGTTCGCCCGTTTGGACGGCGGCTGGGAGGACCACCAAATATTCTTTAGGATGACCTATCAGGTCGATCCGGAAAGGTAAGAAAATGTCAGAAAAAAGAAGCGCGTTCAAAATGTTTATGAACACAACGCCAAGGGAGACCGCCGACAGCTACAACATCATCGGCCCCGGCGTGACGGAACTTTCCATCTCGTACAACCCCCAGACCAGCACGAACCAATACATCCATGAGGACGTTGCCAATACGGACATGACCGGATACCAGCCCAACGCTCCTGTCAGCGGGCAGGCAGTCCCCGGCGATCCCGTTTTTGATTTCGTCAACGAAATGCGGAAAAAACTCTCTATTGGAAGCGACGCCTATACGGACGTGGTGCTGGTGGATGTGTTTGGGAAGCAGTCCAGCGGCTCTTACGCGGCGCAGAAGCAGCCCGTATCCATCCAGATTGACAGCTATGGCGGCCCCGCTTCCGACCCGCTTTCCATTGGCTATACAATCAACTGGCGCGGAAGCGGCGTCAATGGCACGTTTAACCCGGACACCAAGGCCTTTACAGAGGGGGGCGGTGAATAAATGGCTGGCATTCGTGTAAATACCGGCGTTAAGCGCATCGATGTCAATGACAACGGCGATTACATCACCATCAATCTGAACGATAACACGTTTCTGGACCGGTTTTTTCTCATGTATGAGAACCTGGTGAAGATGGCGGACGAATCTTCCGCTAAAGAATCCGCAGTTCGGGAAAAGTACAAGGACTATGTTGGAAACAAAAACGGTGGGAGCGGCGATGTGGAGCGGCTTCCCGATGGAATGATACGGGATGTGTTATCTCTGTATAAGGACGCCAGTAAAACCATGATGGGGGAAGTGGACGGGCTGTTTGGCGAGGGAACTTGTAAAAAGGTTTTTGGGGATATCACGCCCAGCTTTGAACTTTACCTGGAATTCTTTGAGCAGCTTACGCCCTATCTCCAGGAGTTCGCGAAAGAAAAGTCCCGGCGCATAAGCAAGTACAGCGCCGCCAGAACCGGCAATGTATAACGCCATGCTGGACCGCCTGCCGGAGGATTACAATGGCTGGCTCATCCGGACGGATTACCGGATCGGGGTGCAGATACAGCTTTGCATCTCCGACCCGGATTTGAGCGATACAGAAAAAACGTGGACGGCGCTGAACCTGTTGTATGGCAATGGGATACCGGATATGGAAACGGCCCTCGCGGGGCTTTCGTGGTTCCTGTCCTGCGGCAGCGGCCCATCCCCCCAGGATGATGGCGGGAACGATCCCCCCATATATTCCTTTGAGATGGATGCTGGACGGATTGTTTCCGGGTTCCGCAAGGTTTTCGGAATAGATATCAGCCGGGAGCGGCTGCATTGGTTCGAATTTATTTCCATGATTGGCGACTTGCAGGATACGGCGTTTACCAGCGTTGTCGGCATACGCGGCACAGACCCGTCCGATGTGGATAAGAAGAGACGGGCGGAGTTTGTACGGATGAAGGACCGGTTCGCCCTGTCCAGGCAGTTCACGGAAGAGGAGCGGGCGGATTATGACGAATTCATGTCGCGGCTGAAATAACCGGCCGCCATACGCGCCCACCGCTGCACAAGTTGAAAACTTCATAAAAATAGTGTGGGGATTTAATTCTGAATCTGTTTTGGCGTCATTGATCCCGTCAATATTCAGTTTGGAAGCATCTGGGAAATATATAGCGGATGCTTTTGGCTGACCTTCTTTGCGCCGTTCTAGATATGTATCATAAATCGCTTTCAAAACTTTTCTAGATTCTTTTGTCAACTCTATTCATATTTTCACCCCCTTTCCCAGAAATCATACCACACCTGTCAATTTATCACAACCACACATTGAAAGGTGGTGATTCATACGGCCTTTGGATATGACGGCTCGGTCCGTTTCAAAGCGGACCTGAACCACAATAATTTTGACCGGGGCCTGTCCGCGATGCAGCGCAAGGTCGATACGTTTGGCGCGTCGCTGAGAAAGCTTGCGGGCGTTGTCGGTTTGGCCTTTGGCACTGCCGCCCTTATCAATTTCGGCAAAGAAAGCATTAAACTGGCTTCTGATATTGAGGAAGTCCAAAATGTCATCGACGTTACCTTTGGACGGGGTGCGGCGCAGATAGAGGAATTTGCAAAATCGGCAGCGGAAGCCTTTGGCCTGTCTGAGCTGTCCGCCAAACAGTATACTGGCACGATGGGCGCGATGCTGAAGTCATCCGGGATTGTTACCAGCGCAGCGCAGGAGATGTCCATTGCCCTGGCAGGCCTTTCGGGGGACGTGGCGTCCTTTTACAACCTGAATACGGACGAAGCCTTTGAGAAGATCCGTTCCGGTATCAGCGGCGAGACGGAACCGCTAAAGCAGCTTGGCATCAATATGAGCGTGGCGAACCTGGAAGCCTACGCCCTGACGCAAGGCATTACAAAAAGCTATAACGCGATGTCCCAGGCCGAGCAGGTCCTCCTCCGCTATAACTACCTGCTCAGTGTCACTACGGACGCGCAAGGCGATTTCGCGAGGACTTCCGGAAGCTTTGCCAACCAAATCCGTATTTTACAGCTGAATTTCGACCAGCTCCGCATAGCGTTGGGCAACGTCCTGATCCCTATCGCGCAGGCGGTGCTGCCCGGTATCAACGCGATTATCTCCGCCTTGACAAAACTCGCCAACGTGTTCGCCAAAGTAACCGCGCTGTTGTTTGGCAAATCCACCCAGGTAAACGCGTCCACCGGCGTGGAATCCTCCGCTGGCGCGGCGGCGGACGCAACGGACAAGCTGGCGGAGTCCACAGAAGGCATGGGCGCGGCATCCAAAAAAGCCGAGAAGGACATGAAAGGCGTTCAAGCCGGGTTTGATGAGCTGAACATCCTGGCCGGAAAAGCAGCTTCCAGTATGGAGGATGCTGCGGACGGGGTTGGAGACTTGGGCGGTGTCGGCGACATTGATACATCCGGCGAAATTTGGGGCGATATGGAAATAAATCCGGAACTTTCAGCAGAAATATACGCCCTAACCAAAAAACTGAAGGATATGATCCCCTTGATTGCAGGAATTGGGTCTGGTTTGCTGGCCTGGAAAATTGCAAAGCACCTTATCCCGGATTTAGGGATTCTGCAAGGTCTTTTAGGCGGCCTGATGGTTGCTGCCGGTATTACCCTTCTCGTTGACAGCATTAAGGATATTATCTTTGGAGAGGGTCTGACTTGGCAGAACATTTTGAAAGGTGCCGCCGGAGGCGCACTGGCTGGCGCTGGGCTTGGGTTCATGCTGGCAAAAAAACTTGGCCTAACGTGGGCGCAGGGGATGCTAGGCGGCGCAGTAATCGGTCTGGGTATTGCGCTTTTGATTGAATCCATTGCGGATATTATCGTTCGAGGATTAAATATCGGCAATGGACTTCTGGGAGCAATAGGAGGCGCGATTGCTGGAGCAGCGGCTGGATTCCTTTATATGGGGGGGCCTGGTGGGGCTATCTTAGGCGCAACTATTGGTGTCGGAGTTGCGCTGGTTATTGAATCACTTGCAGATATTGCGGTGAGCGGTTTGAACCTTGTAAATTGGATTTTAGGTTTACTTGGCGGTGCCCTTGCTTGTGCA